CTGAGCAAGCTGGTGATCTCCGGCGGGTCGGCCGAGAAGCGCGGCGCGGACCGGGTGACGCTCAAGCGCGTGCGCGACCGGTTCCTGTATCTGCGCGGGGCGCAGGTGTCGCCGAGCGGCAACGCGCCGCAGTTGAAGTCGGTGGACGCGGACAAGGTTATCTTCGACGAGCTGGACGAGATGGACCCGCGGGCGCCGGTCATCGGCGTGAAACGGTTGGGCCACAGCGCCATCGCCGGCCGGCTGGACATCTCGACGCCGACCTACACTGGCCGGGGCATCCACGCCCGGTATCTGGAATCAGACCAGCGGGAGTGGTTCGTGCGCTGCGAGCGGTGTGGGGAGCGGCAGCCGCTGACCATCCAGAGCGTGGTCAGCGAGTGGGACGAGCTGGAGCGGCCGGTAGCCTGGCACGGGATAAAGGAAGGACAGGCCTGGGCGGCGTGCCGCAAGTGCGGCCGGCAGCTGAACCGGCTGGGGCGTGGGGAGTGGGTGGCGGCTTATCCGGAGCGGTCAATCGCCGGGTTCCACCTGAGCAAGCTGTTCTCGGGGACGGCCGATCTGGGAGTGATCCTGGCGCAATTGCGGAAGACGGACGAGACGATCCGCAAGGAGTGTTACAACCAGGATTTGGGCCTTCCCTATAAGCCGCGGGGCGGGCAACTCACAGAGGAGATCCTGGACGGCTGCCGCCGCGATTACGGCCACGGGCCGGTCAGGGGTGAGAGGCCGGTGATGGGCGTGGACGTGGGCAGCGTGCTGCACGTGGTGGTTCGCGGTCCGCTGAATTCGGACGGCGAGCGGCCGCAGCGGTTCGCGGGCGAGGTGGCAACGTTTGAGGAACTGGGCCGCCTCATCCGGCAATACCGGCCGAAGCGAGTGGTCATTGACGCCATGCCGGAGACGCGAATGGCGCGGGCGCTGCAGGCGGATTTTCCGGACGGGCTGGTGTGGCTGGCCTATTACACGGAGGGCAGCAAGGACGAGGGAGCGGTGCGCTACGACCAGAAGAATGGGACGGTGCTGGTCGACCGGACGCGGGCGCTTGACGCAATGCTGGCGGGGTTCTCGGAGGTGGTGCAGGAGAACACCCTGCCGTCCGGGGCGAGGGGCATCGGCGACGGGGACTATTACCGGCACATGACGGCACTGGTGCGGGTGATCGAGGAAGGCGGCCGAATCGGAACGGGCGTGGCGCGATACGTGGCGGAAACGCCGGATCATTACGCTCACGCAGAGAACTATTGCTGGGTGGCAGGCCAGGCGACGAAGACGCGGACACTGGGTATGGCCGTCGGCCGGGGAACGAAGGGTTGGTAAGGGAACAGACGACGAGTGAGCGAGGGCAAGAGCATGGCAACGATAGGGCAACGAGTGGGGTGGTTTTTCAATTCGCCGGCCGAGCAGCCGGGCGGGCCGCGGCGGGTTAGCGTGTCGGCCAGGTCGCTGGCGGGCGGGAGGGCGCGGGTGACGCACAACGGCGGCGTGCAAGGCGGAGCTTACGACGCGCTGTGGGGCGTCGCGGTGCGGCCGGATCGCGAGGTGGACTGGCGGGCGCTGAATCTGGACGCGCAGACGCTGGACCGCATCGGCACGGCCGACCTGGTGCAGATGATGGCGGATCTGTCGCCGGAAGTCAGCGGGGCCCTATGGCACTTCATCCGGTTTTGCAATCCGGGCTGGGAAGCCAGGGCGCTGCGGCCGGGAACGGGAACCGAGGACAAGGCCGGCAAGGCCAGGCTGGACGAGTTTATCAAGGCGCTCGGCGAGCGGCACGGCGCGCCGGATGTGGTGTGGAACATGTTCTTCATGACGGCGTTCCTGCGCGGCGCTTTCTTTGGGGAGCTGGTGGCGGACCCCCAGGGACGGCGGCCGGTAGACCTGGTGGCCATCGACCCGCACGCGGCCGAGTTTCGCGAGGTGGACGACCCGGTGGTGGGTCCGGTGTGGCAACTGGGGCAAACGGTGGCCAACCAGTTCCGGCCGATCGACGCGCCGACGGTGCGCTACGTGCCGGTGGACCCGGTTCCGGGGGAAGCCCCCTACGGCCGCTCGCTGGTGACGCCGGCGATATTCTCCTCGCTGTTCCTGCTGTCGCTCCTCCACGACCTGCGGCGGGTAGTGGCCCAGCAGGGATACCCGCGGCTGGACCTGGAGGTGAAGCTGGCCCAACTGGCCGAGTCGATGCCGGCGGAGATGGAAGACGACCCGGAGAAGCAGCAGAAGTGGGTCGAGGGGGTAATCGAAGACATCGCGACGATGTACGCCCAGCTTCAGCCGGACGATGCCTACGTGCATACGGACGTGGTGCAGGTGAACCGGCCGGTGGGGGCGGTGGACGCTTCGAGCCTGGGGGCGGTGGACTCCCTCATCCGGGCGGTGGAGCGCATGGCCATCCGGGGCATGAAGACGATGCCGCTGCTGATGGGCAGCAACGAGGCGGTGAGCGAGACGCACGCCAACCGGCAGTGGGAAATCCACGTGGCGGGCATTAAGGCCTTGCAGCACCTGGCAGAGCAGATGATCGAGCACTTGCTGACCCTCGCCTTGCAGATGCAGGGGCAGCGGTCGGTGGTGGTTTTCCGGTTCGCGGAGCTGCGGGCGAGCGAGGCGCTGCGGGACGCGCAGACGGAGGCGGCCGTTATTGAAAACGCCAAGCAAAAGTACCTGGCGGGGTGGATCAGCCAGGAAGAAGCGGCGCTGGAAGTGACCGGGCACGCGGCCGACCTGCCGCAACCGCGGGTGATCGACATTGTGGGCGGCGCGGATATCGTGGATTTGAGCGTGGCGGAGACCGGGCAGGAGTTGCGCGGGCGGCCGGTGCTGAGTTATCCGGCGCTTTCGGACCCGAACCCGGCACGGCGGATGGCATTGATGGCTGAAAAGATGGAAGAGCGAGAGGACTGGCGGCGCGCGCTGTTTGCGGAGATGGAAGCGGCCAGGGAGGCGCTGGAGGGGTTGATAGGGGATTAATTACGTGTAGAGCATAAGCAAAGGAACGGGTAGAGCTATGTACGATTCCGATGAAGTTAGAGACAAGGTCAGGCAGGAGATGATAGGCGTGGCGCTGTCGGCGGCGGCGCGCCATTGGGAACTGACGCCGGAGGAGCGGGCGGCACTGGCCGAGGCGCGAGTGGCGCTTGGCCGGGAGCTGCAGGCGGCGCTGGTCTCATACCTGGAGGAACTGGACGAGCGAGCCGGTTGGCTGGAGCGGCTGAGGGCGGCCGTGCAGGCATGGGTGAGCGAATTCATGCGAGCGGTCGAGAAGGCGCTGGAGCAGTTCGCCGCGGCGCTGGCGGCCGCGGGCGGGCGCTTCGAGGCGCTGGCCGAGGCGATCGGACTGGTGAAAGAGGATGGAGAGGCGGAGCCTTTTCCGTGGCAAAGACGGCCGCGGACGCCGGCGGTTCGCCCCGCACGGCCGGTGGACGCGGTGGCGGCCGGGCGGCATCCGGCGATGACGATGCGGACGCGCCTCCGCGGGGGAAGGCGATGAGCAGGGAAACGGTGGAGATGGTGAGGCGAGGAATTCGGCCGCTGGGAGACACATCCGGGCAAGTTTCGTTTGACGATGTAGAACGCAGCCACATGTCGGCGAGGTACGTCGATGAACTTGAGAGGAAAATCGAGTATTTGAAAGCATATAACGACAAGTACGGCGAGCAACCCAGCGACGAGGATACAGACGAAGTGGCTACCTTGCGCAGGCTATTGACCAAAGCAAGGAAGCAGCGGGATGCGACGCAGGCGGCGCTGGACAAAGCCAATCGGGATAACGACGCGCTACGAGCGGCGTTGCGGAAAGAAAAGGCGCGGGCTGATGACCTGGACGAATTGTACCGGGCGGCCGACCGGGCGATCAATCGGATTATCGGCGAAAATGAAGCCAGGGCGCTGGTCGACGGCGCGGCAGTTTATGAAGTGGAGGATGAAGCGGAATGAAAGTAGCGGCGAATGTAATCGCGGTGATGGCGTGGGGCGGCTTTCTGTTGGCGATGTGGTGGCCACTGATCACGGGCGAGATGCCACCGGCCGGGGCATGGTTCGCGGCGACGATGTTCTCGCTGCTGGTGGGAATGATCACCCCGGGGTTCCTGCTCAATCTCGAAGACCGGTTGCAGCCGATCGCGCGCGGGAAGCGCGAGAGCGTGGGGCCGGCTACCCGCGGGAAGCGGGAAGAATGACCAGCGCTCTTCAGGCCGCGGCGCGGTATCACCGGGCGCTGACGGCGGGGCTGCCGCTGGCGGGCACGCGCTCCCTGGCGGACGGGCCGACGGCCGGGGAGCTGCTGCTTGAGAGCAGCCTGGCGCGGGCCATGCGGCCGGCGCTGGCCGAGATGTACCGGCGGCCGATTGAGGCCAACCTGGCGACGCTGGCGGAGCAGGACCGCGATGAGATTTCGCGGTCGGTTTTGGCGTTCTACCGCGAGCGGCCGGACACACTGGAGCCGGCGCGGTCGGCGCTGGCGCGGTACGCGCGGCAGGGGTTCGAGATCGGCGGGCAGATGGGCCTGGACGAGCTGGGACTGCCGGACCTGTTCGAGTTGAGCGATGAGCACATCGAGGAGGTACTGGAAGCGCACGTGGCGCGGCTGGCGTCGACGCGGCGGTCGGCGGAGTTGTCGGTGGCGGTGACAACGGCGGAGGAGATCGGCCGCGCGGTGGACAAGCAGCGCGAGGCGGGTCTGTCAGTGGCCGACATGCTGCCGGCGCTGAGCGCGTGGGTGCTGGGGCGAACCGTCATCCGCTCGGCCCGGATCGCGGCGACGGAGTCGGTGC